CAGACAAATTAGTCAGCACACAAACGAGACCAGATAAAAGAGCGGTTGAAACAACCACTCTCCAATCGACCTGTGTAATTAATGTACTAGCACCGATGACACCAACTGCTGATTGCGCCATGGTTTTTAAAACTTTAATTCCTAACTTTTCAAAATACTTTTTCATTTTTCAACCTCGCTTTCGAGACGTGCAATGCGTTCATCAACATACCTGCTATGTTCTTCTAATTTAAAGGTACGTTCAATCACATTATTGTGCTTATCAACACGTTTTTTTAATTCGTTGATTTGATAGTTAATCAATTTTGTACTCGTGATAATCCCGCCAAAAGTGCCTACTAAGCTGGCTACAAGCGAGAATATCCCCGAGAAAAATTCATTTTTCATAATCCACCGCTTCCTAAAACCTATTTTTCGTCTTGCAGACCTGCGTGAGACAAGTCAAGTAGCTCTTGCACTTGTTTACGGAAGCGTTTCGGTACAGCTTCAATAGTAATCCAACCTAGTTCGATTTGCATTGCAAAGTAATTAATCATCATTGTTTTTCCTCCTATATAAGTATTTTTAATTTTCTTCAGTAGTTTCATCTGTAGTACCTTCAGTAGCACCATCTGTAGTTCCGTCATCAGGATACATTTTGTTAATCAATTCATTAAGTGTAGCAGTCGCTAGCTGAGTCATCTTCTCAGATTTGTCAATAGCCACTTGCATTTTACCAATCGTTGCTCCGTATTCAGCAGTTTTTTTGTTTAACTCATCAACTTTTTGAACCGCCTCTGGCATAGCTTTATCAGCATATTCAGTTTTGAAATAAGCATCACGAGCTAATTCAATAAGTTCATCGTTGGTTTTGCCAGTTTGATCGCCAATGACACGTTCAGTGAATGTGCCGTAACTACCTGACAAAGTGGCCAGTGTGATTTCTGTGTGTGTTACTTTTCCATCAGTGTAAATCGGGTATTTTCCGACAACGTTCCATGCTCTCATTATTCATCACCTCCTTTCAAATCAGATGTTGATTCAAGCTGAGATTCTAATTTTGCAATTTTACCTCTTACCTGCTCTAGTTCTGCCTCTAGACCTGCAATCTGAAGTGCTTTATTTGCAATTTCTAACGCTAGTTTTTGTTGAATTAATTCTTGAATTTTATTCATTTTTTCTCCTTCTATGTTCCGGAAATTTTGTCAAGTTCTGATCTTATTGCGTTCAATGCCCCTGAAGACAGTCCCCCATTAAGAATGTGGCCAAAACAGTTTTTCAAAGTGTTAATAGTAGCACGTATCCAATAACCAGAACCGTCACCGTTGTCAAGTCGAACATCGCCAACAATGATATTTGATTGCCTATAATTGACCCCATAAGGCTTCAAAACAACGTTTCCTGCATACGAGCTCTTGGGTGAGTAAGTTTCCATTTTCCAGCCTTGTGCGCTTGCACCAGTCAGCGCGTCTGTGCCATACGTGTGTGTGAAGTAGATATTATCTCCGATTGCTCGAAGCGTATCAGCGCTTTCGTGAGCGGTAGCGTCGATGCCGTTAATTGTTTCAGCCACAATACCAGTAAACCCGCCTTGGTCCCACTTTCCATCATCGAGTGTAGTTTCACGACGGTCACCACCTAAGATGGCTCGCGATAAGATTCGACTAGTGCCATTTACTGTGACTGGCGTATTCGAAAACTTGAGCCCCATCGTGCTTGCACCGTCTTGAATACGAAAAACGCCAGTGTTATTGTTGTTGTAAAACAGCTTACCAGTATCAAGCTCAAATTTTGTAGTACCAGTCAATGATTGTAATTTACCACCTTTGATAACATCTGCTGTAATACCGCTTGAGACAATTTTGTCAGAAGTAATAGAATTAGCCGCTATCCTGTCTGTGGTAATCGCTCCTGCAGCGATGTTCCCTGCCGTAATCGTTCCTGCCGCTATCTTATTACTTGTGATAGCACCGTCAACAATCATGTCACCTTTGACTTTTATCTTGTCAGCAAACAGATTGATAGCATTCTGATTAACAGCAAAATAAGAACCAATCGCATTAGCAACATCAGTTGTTGACTTGCCAGCCTTCATGACGATTCCGTCTGTATTAATAGTCAAGCTAGCGCTTTTAACCGTCGTGCTGTCTAGCGTATTAACACCAGCTTGTGCTGCGTCCGCTTTTGAAACAGCTGTGTTCGCTGTTGATTGCGCATTGCTTGCTGCATTCTGTACGCTTGATACACTTGCGGTGATTGCGTCAGTCGTCTGTTTGATTTCAGACTGCGCACTGGCTAGCTTGCCGTCGTAGTCTTCTGGAGCTGGTGTCCAGTCTGTGGGTATATTGCCTTTTTCGAGCTTAATATTCTTGATAATATAGCTAACACCGTTAGCACTAGACATGCCTGTCAAATAGACAACTTGTCCACCTATATTTGCTGGTAAATTCTTGAGACGTGTGAGTATACAGCTTACTTTCGTCCATTTGTTAGCAGCGGCAGCATTCATAGTTGCTACAGTTGTAAGCCTATCGCTACTATCACTATCCATAAGCGTGGCGTTGAACGTAACGTTCACGCTTGGATATACGTCAAATGATAAAGTATATTGAGTATCTGATTCTATAAGCTTAGACAGTACGCCACCACAATAAATTACACTGAAGCCGCTATGAGGTGTTGCGGTCCCTTTCATTAGTTTCACCGCATTGATACCTTCAAAACTAACAGATTCAATCGTTTTATCACCAGCTTGCATGGTCCAGTTCCAATTAGTTTTCCCCTGATTCGTTTTCGTCAGTAAATTCCGTCCACCAATTGTTGTCGGTATTTTTCCCTCCACACTCGTAATCTTACTGCTCAACTCGTTAGCTTTAGCTATGATATTGTTTTCAGCAGTTGTTACACGACCGCTTAACGTATTGAAATCAGTCTGTGAGACTTTCGCAGAAAGACCTGTATTAAGTGCTGAGATCTGTGTCGTGTGTGTACTAATCGTTTTAGCGTTGTTGTTAGCTGTGTTTTGTGCTGCATTAGCTTTATTGGTAGCTGTGGTGATACCAGATTGCAACTCAGTTTTAGCACTGTTTAGCTCTGTCTTGGTGGCAAGCAACGTCATGCCGTCTGCGGTTTGTTGAATTCGGCTAGACAGATTGCTGATTTGTGTGACTGTATCTTCTGGAGCTGGTGAGTAATCAGACGGAATTGAACCAATTTCGACCTTGATACCAGTTACCCAAGCTGTGCCGCTCTTTACGCCTTCAAGTACGAAACGCAAGTTAGTTTTAAGCTGGTCGTATGACTTGTTGTTTGAATAGTCATAAGTGTACGTGACATATTTCCAGTCTGACGTTCCGACAAGTTCTGCTAATACAACGGGGTCTGCGGAACTTGTTGCACCCGTTGAACTATTTTTTCGATACAACGTATGTTTAAATACTTCAAACTTATTCCAGCCATTCGCACCTTGAACGACATTCTCATATTTCACCCAAGCGCTAAAAGTAACTTTTTGATACAGTCTAGAGCTGAAATCTGGCTCAATATCAAACTCTATTTTCTGGTTATTCAATATACGATAACACTTCTTCTGACCTGTGACGTGGTTGTCTGGTAGTGTTTCTTCTACAAACCCACCCGTTGCTTTTGATTGAATCCAAAAGTTTCGACCACCAACACTTGTCAGTATTTTGCCCTCAACTGCAGACACCGCGCTGGTGATTTGGCCGGGAACTGCTTCAACTTTCGTCTGCAAACTACTAATGTTGCCATTCGCTGTCTGTAGATTGCTTTGCAAGTTAGCTACTGCCTTATCATTGCTAGCTTGATAGTTAGCAAGATTTGTTTTAGTCGTGTTCGCAGTCGTAGTCGTTGCTGTTAAGTCAGCTTTAACACCATTCAAGCCAGTTTCAAGCGTTGCTGTTTTCTTACTCGTATTATCTGCAGTTGTTTTAACTTGTGATAGCGTTGTTTTAGTGCTTGTCAAGTCGTCTTCAACCGTTTTAGTCCGTGCAGTAACGCTAGTGATATTTTGGGTATTACTATCTACTGTCTTACTTAACTCGCTGACGGTCGTCTTAGTACCGTTTGCTGTTTCTTCGACCGATGAGACACGTTTAGTTAGTTCAGACTGTGCGTTGGCTTGTGCAGTCAACTGTTGCGCTTGGCTGGTTAAATCTTGTTTCGCTGCGCTCAAATCGTCAGCCACAGTAGTGAGTTCTTGTTTAGCTTCTTCGACTGCTGCAAGCGAATCATTTCGCACCTTTTCGATATTTGCTGATAAAGCAGTCAACTCTTGTTTGGCTTTGTCAAGAGCTTCGGTGATGCCTGTTGTGTCAGCGTCTAAACCGTCATCGCCGCGGGCACCGATAACAGCCGGTTTAGTAACTAAGCTTGTGTCATTCGTATACGTAATGACATCATAAGACCACATATATTTTTTGTCTGCTGTGGGCGTTGTTGGTTTAGTAGACCAGTTTTGACCGCCAGCCGTGACACCCTCTGCTTTGTCGTTAGTCGTGTAGTAGCGCGTAATCGATTTAATACCGACACCGTCATCAGCATTGGTGAATGTGATATATTCACGAGCTGCCTCGTTACCACCAACAATTGCAACTGCCACAACATTTAGCGTACCATTAACTTGACTAGCATTGATTTTAACGCTTGAAGTCTCGCTGACAACGCTGTTATTGATAAGCCATTTCCATTTCGCATTAACAATCTTGCTATACTTCTCGAGTTTAGCTGTGATTGTGCTTGTACCTTGACCGTTTTTAAAATTGTAGCCATTATCGGTTGATAAACGGACGATGTAAGGTGCTGCGTCCTCTGCGAGTGCTTCAACCTGTTTTAATAAGCTGTCTGCAATCTGACTGTATTTGCGTTCAAAGTTGATAAATGTTGAGTTTGTCACTTTGCCTGTCAAGATGTCATCTTCAAGTTCAGAAACCCGAGCCTGCACATATAACGCTGGTTCAAAGTGAATATCATCAATCAATGTTTGCGTGTCGCCGATACCAGCATCTATAGCTCCTTCAACTTCGTAGGTGATTTCTGGCACAGATATTTTTTGGATTTCTCCATACATATAACCCCAAAGAGCTTCTTTGGTCTCATATTGTGTTTCACCTAAATCTTTAACAATCCAGTTGTCATTTGAGCCTTTGCCAACAGATGGAAAGCGGTCACGAGATTGTGGCGCATAGACTGTCATACCACTTGAGTAATAGAGTAGCTCTTTATTGTTGTCGTAAATTTTTTTATTAAGACCGTCAATAGTTAAGCCGTCTTTACCAGTTGCTCGAACTGCTGTTCTTAACTCTTTGATATTATCGCTGTAGTTGATGACTTTAAGCTCTTTGCCAACTCTTACAGGTTGACTGACCTTATTTGTGCCAAGATTACCTTTTTTATAGATATTCAACACTTGACGTTTAAGTGAATAATCGTCATTGAGTTCAACGTTGAAATCAAGTTCTGCGCCAAAACTGTTCGCAACAGAAAAAAGACGTGCAAGAATCGTGTCTGTGCCCGTCCATTCCAATTTGATTCGCTTGTCAGATACTTCGTTAACGCCGATTGTTAAAGCGTGTTCTGGGTCGTAATAAGCCACATATTCAGCAATTGACATAGCAGTCGCTGGTTTATGTTCGCCACGAGTTTCATTATTCAATTCAAGGCCAAGCGAATAAGCAGTCAATTCGACTTCAAAACCTTTCTTTTCAAAGGTCATGACATTAAGCCAATAATCACGATTCTTATAATGAAAAGCAAGCTTACAGCCAGAGCGAATACTGTCAATATCTTTTGAATTGTACTTAATCGTTAAAATACTTGCTGAACCTGCTAAAAAGCGGTGCAAATTAGCACTCTTATATTTAATTCCTGCTTTATTATCAAAAAAAGCCACATTATGGCTGTCTGTCGAATCGCGAATTGCAATACGTACATTATTCTTGCTCAAATGTAAACCTCCTGTATTGTTGCTGTGGCACTTGCCACTTCGGCAAAACTAGAAACTAATAACCGCACTTTTGTCTTCCCAGGTGGAACTTTGAAATAAGTCGTACCAAGAATTTCGTCATCTAAACGAATTTGATTATTGACTTTGATTTGTCCTTTTACACCATCAATAGCAATCGTTGAACCGCTTGGATAGCGATTTGGCACGTCTTTCCAGTAAGGTACGTGCAGTTCTTGGAAACTAAAATCATTTAAATAGTGATGTGTTACTAATCTATCCGTTGTGTTTCGCCCTGCGTACTGCCCAACGAAAAACTGAATTTTCTTCGCTTTGACATTCGCCAAACGAGAATCGTAATACGGATAATAGCCACCATACCAGAAGAACTGCACACGGTCTTTCTCTTTGACTAAATCAAACATATTCGAGTTCGTAGCACGTCCCTCTGAACCGTACGGGTTAGGTGGAATCCAGTACGAAGGTGTAAACGGAATCGTCTTAACCGTACGGCTACCACCCGAACCGTCACCCATTAAGAATCGAACATTTGCAGTATTACCAACTGTGTCGTCTTTCTCAATTGCCATGCCAGCGATTAAATGATTACTTTCATCTAGCACCGTTAAACACCAAGCGCCAGTTTGCCCCATCAATCCAGTTTCAAACCAAGCTCTAGCCCATATATACCATTGAGAAATAGGATTGGTTAGTGTGTATTCTTTAACCGCTCCATACTGCAGGGCGCCAGATGTTCCGCTCGTTCTGAAGGAACTCGGCAATAAACCAAGACGACCGTTGAACGCTGCATCTGACGTCATTTGAGTTGTTACGATTTTTCTTTGGTTTTCGTAACAAACAGTACCGTCTGCCCAATTGGCAAAATCGCCTTTTTGGTTACTTAAAACGGTCACGTTTTTTCGTGCGGTGTAACCATCTGCTTCGTCAACTTTCCCAAATTGCATAGCACCATACTCGCTAACAATGCCAACGAACCCAGATTCTTTCTTGAGCTTAATTTCGTAATTGACATATGCGTCTTCACTACCGTCGTTGACGATTTCAGTTTCCCAAATGCCGTCAGAATTCTTAGCAAATTCAAACTCTCGTGCTGTTTTTGAGTGTGCTAAGCCGTCTGCGATAATAAAGTTAATTGTGCCCTTGCCGTCTCGCCGAGTTAACCTTTCGTAATCAATGTTACCGCTAGGAATAGCCTGAAACGTTATGTTTGGTAGACTGCTGAAACGCAACTCTTTAGGCTCGTCAACGTTAAGAATAGCCATCAATTTGTTGTATTCTCGCGTTGTTCCGGCTATATTGTAAAACGGAACTGGAATTTTTTTTACGTTGAAACGTGTGTAATTGAAATCTGAACCGCTTAATATGTCATCATCGCTAAATTGCGGGTCGAAATCAGCACCTTGCCACAGATGAAAATCAGAAGCTACTGTAATGTATTGTGTTAACTCTTGTCCGTTAAAATATACTCTTTCGATTTTTACCACCCTTTCCCATAGATTGCATTTTTAATGGATTCCTGACGCTCTTGTTCACTAGTTACTGACTTTGCTACAGAGCGTCCAACACGTTCAGCATCCATGTAATTTTCAATAATCACTTGTCTGTCTGCTAAACGCTCAATACTGTGTGTATTTTCGATAATCAAATCAATAATTTTGCCAATCATGCGATGTGTGTCACTATCGCCGTTTTGGATGACAGCTACATCACTGTTGCCTTGTAAATTACCGATTCTTCGTGCGACATCTGCAACACGAGTATTTTCAAATCCAATTCCGTTCGCATAGCGAGGGAACAGTTGTTTTGTTTTGTTGGCAGGTAGGACTTTTGAACCTCGAGGCAACGGCAACATAACGTTACGGTCTTTCGGAATGAAACTAGTTCCGTCAGGCAAAGTAATTAACTCTCGATAAGTACCGCCCTTTTGGTCATTGACGAGCGCTAAGCCACCTGGGTGGAAGTTGGTACCTTTTTCATTTTTAGTGTGATGTGTTACCACATTAATAACTTTGTCGTGCAGAGAATTTAACCAGCCTTTGATGTTAGAAATTACGCCAGAGGCTCTATCTACCCCGGTAATCGTTACCGATTTGCCATGAACGCTAGCAATATTTGCTTTTGCACTAGCCGTTGGGCTACCAGAGTTATCTTTAACATTTACTGGTGCTGGGAAAGGCTGTTTGACCGCATTAATTCTTGATTGTGCAGATGATGTGCCACCAGCTGTTTGGTCTAATGTGAAAATACCAGGTATTGATTTTTGATTGACATTATCAATCTTCGATTGCGCAGATGACGTGCCACCCGTTGTGTTGTCGCTCGTGGTTAAATTGGTGTTTTTCTCGTCGGGAACAGTCAAAAGCATGTCAAGCGCTGCACTGACACCTTCAGATGTTTTGTTGTGTGCAATCAAATCTTTTTGGTTTGGTGTAGCATTATTCCATTTGTCCAACATCTCTTTAGCTCTTTTTGCGTTCGAAGTGAATTTTTCATTTTCACACAAAAGCTCTTTAACGTTTGTCGGCATGCCATTCCAAATATCTAATTGCTCTTTTGATTCATAAATTGCAAGCAAACCTTTGTCGTTTTGGAACAACAGTTCTTTCTGCTCAGGTGTCGTCTTGTCCCATTCGCCTAATTTTTGCAAAGCATCTGCAACTTCGACGCGAGCATTGGAATTTACATTAGCATTCTTGAGAATGAATTCCATGTTGTTCCAACCGTTTTCGGCAGTCAAGGCTTTTGTTACTTCTTGAACAGCATTCGTTTTTAGTTCACCAGTCAACGGATCAAGCGTTAAAGCATTCCATTGGTCAGTGGCGTTTCGCGCATCAGCGCTCATGTCAGACGTGTATGTTCCGATCATCGCAGTGTGTTGACCGATTTTGTTCGCAGACTCAAGAGCTTGCTGCGAAAGGTCTTCGAAACTCATATTGTTGTCTGCTAAGACTTTTCGAACCTTTTCAGCGTACACACCAAACTGACCGCTTTGAGCGTCTTGTTCTTTCGCTATTTTAACTAGTGCTTGACCGAACTCAGCCATCGTGGCTTTGTGCTGCTCCTTAAGCGCAGCCATTCGAGTGTTGTAGTCTTTTTGGTCGATGATACCTTTTTCGAGCGATTCTTTCAAACCGCTTCGTTGGTCTTTGTATGCTTTCTGCTCTTCTTTCATGGCAGCTTGTAGAGCTTTCGAGCTGTCTTTGAGCTGTGCCATCGTCATCTTCCCAATTTCGCCATTGAAAGTGCTGAGAACAGCTTTCTCTTTTGACTTCCCAAGACCCAACTCTTTCACGCGAGCTTCACAGAGCTGTTTCATGTTGCTTTCGACAATTATCTTTTCAGTAGTTGTTAGCTTGCTGACATCGCCATTATGACGCTCGTAAATCGCTGTAATCTGGTCTGTCATCGTTTGTGCATTCGAAACAATTTGGTCTTGCTTAGCTTTCGCGGCAGCGACTTGCTCTGGAGTGAAACCGAATTTTTGAGCAAGTTCGTCTATTCGAGCCTTAGAATCTTCTGCACCTTGTGTAATTTGTTTCATCATATCTGCTACTGCTGTCTTGACACCATCAGCAGACTGCACTGCGCCTGTTTCGAAGTTGGTCATAGCAATCTGAGCGTTAGTCACTGCAGTTCCGAACTGGTCAAGCGCACCTTTGGTTTCGCCAGAAAGCGTTGTTCCGTATTTTTGAGCCTGCTCAGTAGCGTGCTGTTTAGCATTAGCTAATACGACCAAACCGCCAGCGAGTGCCGCCGTCCATCCTACCAAACCACCTGCTGCAGTTCCAACGCCTGCTAAGTCAGCAGCAATTGGCGCAAGCTTGCCGGAAAGTTTTCCAATTAAACTATTGGCTAGGCCGAAGCCTTTAGACATGCCACCGAGGCCAGTTGTTAGTTCCCCAACTCCACCATTGGCTAGGCCGGAACCTTTAGACATGCCGCCAAAACCAGTTATTAGTTTCCCAATTCCGCTGTTGACTGAACCGAAAACTCTAAACATGCTGCCGAGGCCGGTTGTTAGCTTTCCTAAAATCGAAAGTGCTGGACCTGCAGCTGCTGCAATAGCTAGCCACTTCATAATATGCTGTTGTTGAGCTGGACTTAGTTCGTTGAATTTCTTAGCCATGTCAGACAGCATCTGAACGAGTGGTTTAGATGCCTCGAGACCATTTTTTAACGCATCGACGAACGGACCACCGAAGTCGATAGCCATATCGACCACTTGGTTTTTCAACATTTTAAGCTTTGATTCAGTCGTTTCATAACGTGTGCTTGCTTCGTTAGTAAGCGCCGTGTTTTCACTCCATGCCCGATTTGACAGATCAACTGCGCCAGTCATCGTGTCTGCGGCAAGCGCTAATGATTTAAGCATGTTAGACTGACGAACACCAGAAAGTTGCATGTCATCCAACACCATAGTGGCACTCTCGCCTTTTTCGTCAAGTTTCCCAAGGCCTCGAATGAAATCTTGGATAGCTTCGATTGGATGATTTTTCCATTTATCAGCAAATTCTTGTGCAGATTCGCCAGCGGCTGTAGCAAATTTTTGTAGGTCTTCCCCGCCAGCAGCTACCGCAGATTCGATAGCTGATAGAGTTTGGGTCATTGCAGTTCCCCCAGCTTCTGCTTCAATACCGACAGAAGACATCGCGGTTGCAAGACCTAGAATTTCTTGGTTAGTCAAACCTGCCAATGTTCCAGAAGCCGCTAAACGGTTAGCCATGCTGACAATGTCTGATTCAGTTGTTGCGAAATTGTTACCCAAAGCTACTACCGAACTACCAAAGCGTTGGTATTCATCTGATGTTAAACCAGTTATGTTCGCAATCTTAGCAATTGCTGATGCTGCGTCTTCGGCTGACAAGTTAGTTGACTCGCCCATGTCGATCATGGTTTTCGTGAAACTGACAACGTCTTGTGACTTTATACCTAACTGACCTGCCGCTTCAGCAACCCCTGCAATTTCTTGGTGACTCGCTGGCAGTTGTGCTGCCAAACCACGGAGACCATTTTCGAGGTCTGCATACGAATAAACAACATTACCAGTCGAATCAACGACTTCATCGTTGGTCTTTTTAACACCAGCAAAGGCGCTTTCCCAGGACATCGCAGATTTTACGACGGCTCCAACCCCTGCTACAATTGGCGCTGTCACACCAACTGTCATCGTATTACCTAAGCCAGTCATTTTACCACCGACCGCTTGCAAGGTGTTGCCGAAGTTGGTCATTGCCGAGCCCATTCGAGTAAACACACTCATTTCAGTAGCTAAGCCTTGTAAACGTCCTTGTAACTCGCTTACTTTAGCTGCGGTATCCATCATCGCTGTATGTGCGCCAATCAGAGCGTCTTTTTGAGCTGCTGTCGCTGTCGAGAAGTCCCCTATTTCAGACTTCAAAGCATTATATTTTTGAGATTGCTGTACTAGTAATGACTGATAGCCTTTGAGAGCTTGTCCTGTTTCATTATAGACGGCACGTAAACCTTTGATTTTACTCCCTTGACCGCTAATAGATTTTTCAACGGCTTTCAAAGAGCTGTCGATGCCACGCATGTAAGTTTTCAATTGTTTTGTGTTGGTTTGAAACGGCGCTATGTCGAGCGTAGCAGTGGCTACCAATTTACCTATGTTTGACATTTATCCTCCTTTCTAACCAAATAGAAAAGGAAAAGCCTTGTCTAACGTTGTCTCAGTTTCTTCTGCTACTGTTTCTTGTTCTAATGCTTCTACCATTAATTCAAAATCTGATAGTTGCATTTTTTTAATATCAAGAATCGTGTAGCCGCTATTCAAAAGCGATTGAATCATTTTTAACAAGTTAGACTTGGCTTGCTCTGGTGTTATTCCTTTTTTTCGGCATCTTCCTCTTCGTTGTTTTCGCCGCGACCCAAAGCATCAACATAAAGCTTGTCAAGTACGTTCAACGTCTCAACGTCTGCAGTTTTTAAATCAGCAACAGTAAATTGTTTGCCATACATATCAACGAACATTTGAAGATATGCTTCGTTAAGTTTACGTGTCTGTTTCGAATCGAAAGCAGCTTTATCATTTGAAACAAAAGCGTTTTGACGTGCGTTGTGGTCAACAGCTAAAAGGTTATCTTCAACATTGATGTATTCTTTTGCGTATTCTTTGGTAACGCCGCCTTTTTTCAATTTAATTTCGTACATAATTTTTCCTCACATAAAAATAAAAGGCCACAAAATGCGGCCAGTTGATTATTCCACAGTTGGAAATACCATTTTTTTGAATGCTGTTAGGTCAAAGCCGTCTGCATCTTCACGACCAATCAAGAGAACTGTGCCTTCTTCGCCGCCACGCGCCACGAAGCTGCCTTCAATTGAGTCAGCTTTAGGATCTGGCGCACCATCAATAGTAGACGCTTCAAAACCAGGCAAATTGAATTTACCTTTCAAGAGGCCAACCCATACATATTTGCCGTCGTCCATTTTAGTGCGGAACAAAATTGCGACGTCGTTCGGTGTAAGGTCTTTGGTATATTTTTCAACACCGTTTTCAACCGTAATGCCAAAGAAGTCTTTGCGTGCATCGGATGTCAAGTCATATGTTTCAATTGTCAATTTAGCTTCTGTAATACCACCAGAAACTACAACGTATGGTCCGTCATCAGCTGAGAGTGTTTTTAGTTCGTTTGTTAGCTCAAGTTTTGCGCTTGTAAGTCCTGGAAGACGTTTGCTTTGTGTAACTTTTTCAGCATTATTCAAAACGCCATATTCGCAACCACTAAGTCCAAATTTTACTTTACCCATGTATTAATTCCTTCTTTCTTTTAATTGCCCCAATCAAAAAAACGATATTTTCTTACATTCATCAGTAAGCCAATATCGTTGTCTTTATATCGAGGCGTTTCGTTAGCCGTATACCATTCAAATCCGGCTTCTGTTAAAACTTCATCAATGCGCGCTGTAATCGCAGCAGACTGTGCAGCTGTTTGGCACCAAAAATTGATGACAATTCGCTGCTCTGTGCCAATATAGCTATCGTCTGCATAATTACTAGGTGCGTCATAGATTGTGTTGATACGCATGAAAGGAGCTAGTTCCTTTTTCTTCATGTTGGTCGGTTTTTCTGGAATGTCGTAAGTGAAAATCCCTTGCTTAAAACCGCCTCCGAATTTTCCTCCACGATAGCTGTCAAACAGCTCATTCAATTGAACATCGTTACTTAAAAGCTTGTACGCCGTCGTTTCGGCAATCATAGATCTAATTCCTCCTTAACTTTTTCTGCGTATATTCGTTTAGCGACAGGCGTCATCTGATTGATTGTTTTCTCTTCAAATTCTTGGCCTCGTTGATAAATCGTACCTGAGTCAGGATACTTCGCACGCCACCCAGTAGCACTACCATAACCGATTTCTTTCGAGACAATTCCTTCACTAGCGCCTTTAAAGCCACTAATCGCTGTGTCCTCTTGCAAATGTTCGATAGATCTGCCTTCTCTAGGTGTGTTTGCTTTCAATTGTTTTTCAAATTCTTCAGCAACTTCAGTTACCGCTGCTCTCGCTGTTTTAGGTGCTTTAACCTGCAATTTCGTAAGATTAGATAAGATTTCATCGAGTCCAGATGTCATTCGACACGCACCCCGCTTATCATAATCATTTCCTTGTTGGCGTAATCAACTTCCATTTTTTCAATCTTATATTCAAGCCCGTTAAAATCAACGAACATTGAATTGTCAAAAGGTGGTTTAGGCATATAGCGAATTAAAAAGACTTTCGTGTCGCTCGTTTTAGTCAACGTTGCATTATCTGCTTGTTTGCCTGTCGTATTCTCACGAAAATCTTTAACAGTCGTCTTAGACACTTCAGCCCAACAGCTCATGATGTCTGTTCTGGCATTATCTAAAACCTCACCATCTTCGTTTTGCCCGCCTTCTCTTTTAAAAATCGTGATACGCACGTTCATCTTACGTGTCAGCATTATCATCACCTCTCAAACGCAACTGATGAATGATGTTTATCACACCATTCGCCAGTGGGTAACGGTCGCTATCGGCAGTTACGCCTCTATGCTCATAATCTTCTTTGACTTGCTTCTTAACAGCAAGATCAAATTTTTTGTAGCCCGCAAAATCATTTGGTGTTGAACCAGCTTCAATCGCAAAGCAAATCTGTTCTTGCGCAGCTTCAATCATTTCTTCCAAAATGCTATCTTCAAAGTCAAAGTCAATCTTGCAATAGAGCTTAACTGCCTCCAATAATTCTTGTGAGACTGCCATCTAGCTACCTCCTTAAGAATTTATTAAGTTCAATAATTCAGCTTTAGTCATACTACTTGTATAGCTAATCCCTTTACTATCTAAGTAAGCTTTAATCTCTGTAATTGTGTTAGCCTCAGTCGGAACGCTTACGATTTCCGCATCAGCCTTCGCTGGGTGTATATGTTAAGAAGTAGCCAGCTTTTTCGTCTGCTTTAACAGCATCAAAGCGAAGAACTGCTTGCAAGTATTGTCCGTAAATTTCATTATCTGCCCAGCGTAGACCGAGGTCTTGACGATCTGCAAACAAGACGGCACGTTTGAAGTCTCCAACAAATGCCTTAGCTTCGCCTGCGTTACCGAGGACTGTGTCAGAGAGGACGAATACAGGTTTACCAAGCAATACTTTGCCAGAAGCTGCCGTGATTGAATCTTGCAATAGATAGCGCCCGTTTTGGTCTTTAAGTGAGTCTAGGAATTGGTAGAAGCTTTGTGAAACAACGAATGCCACGTCGTAAGCTGGATCGAAGTCTACATTAAGAATTCCCTTGATTTCGTCAAGGTTTTTTACCGCTTTAGGTGTAAATGTTTTAAGTACTTCAGCAATAGCTGCATTAGTTGTGTTGACTTTAATTTGAGCAGCTGCCTCAGCAACAATGCTAACCAAGTCGACATCTGCATCATCAACAGATTCTTGTGAAACTGGAATAGCTCCACGATAAGTTTCAACAGTCCAATCTACTTGTTCAAATTCTGGCTTAGCTAGTTTTGGATTTTTCTCCAATTCAGCAACACTAGCCATTTTTGATGTCGCTTTTTTCAAAATTGGATATTTACCAGAACCTTTTTGGGCCGGGTGAATTGTTGTGAATTGTTTCAAATCAACAGTTGTGTTAACTTCACGAATTGGTGTAGTGACAATTTCTTCGCTAGTGACTTTAGTTGTATCTGTTTTTTTAACACCGTCAGTCTCTGGAATAACTGCTTCATTTAATGAAATGAGCACTTCGTCTTTACCTTCAAAGCGAAGCCCTTCATTTACAACAGTTCCTTTTGAATGCAAGAATGCATTAACTTTGTCGCGATAGTTCATATCTTCTCCTTTGACTTCGTGACCTTTTTTGTTTTCTGCCCCGCCTGAATTTTTAGTAGCTTCAAAAAGTTCAAGGTCAGCTTTAGCTGTTTTTAATTCTTCTTTAGCAGTGTCAATTTCGTTTTTGATAGTACGAGCTTTTTCAAGGTCATCAGCTTCAAGAGCGTTTTTAACCTGCGCTGTTTTATCAGCGATAGTAATTGAAAGCGAGTTGATAGATGCTTTTAATTCTTTGATTTTTTCATCAAACATATAGTTTTTTCTCCTTTTTTTGTGCAAAATAAAAAGGACTTTAAAGTCCTTGTAAAATTTCTTCTTTTTCGATTTCACGTTTCATAGCTTCAATTTCCTGTTTTCGCTTGTTGCCATGATTTGCAAAATAGTCGTCAATAACTGCTTGCGGCAATAATCCGTTGCCAATGCTTGCAACTGCCTGCTGTTCGTCAAATGTCATTACTTCGTCGGCAAAACCTTTTTCAACAGCTTCATCAGCACTCATATATGTTTCATTTTTCATGAGTTCAAGCAATTCATCTTCACTTAAGCCAGTTTTAGCTTTGTAAGCATTAATAATGCCCTTATCGCTAGCTTTCAAAGCGTTTGCTGCTGATTCAAGGTCGTCACTATTGCCAGATACCCAATTCAACAACGCTTTGTGAATCATAATTTGAGCTGTTGGACTGATAACGACTTTGTCAGCGCCCATGATTGCGACGCTACAAGCACTTGCTGCCATTCCTGTTACTTCAGCAGTAACATGCCCAGAATAGTTTTTTAATGCTGTATAGATATCGCTGCCTACTGTCACCAAACCTCCGTTTGAATTGACTTCGATTACAACGTCTGAACCGTCTTCCGGAAGTGCTTCAGCAATCGATTTAGCGCTGACCGCTTCCATTCCATAATAATCGTAAGCTTCTTGACTATTATTCGGAATCAGCGGCCCCCTCATCTGAATTCGTTTCGGCATTCTCCTCACCTCCTTTCAATGATTGATATTCTTCTTTCTTGTCCAAGAACACGTAATTAAGGCTCGTTTGATACCTATCCATATCTGGATTATCAGACGGCTGTTTACCAAGTTCGATAAGTCCTTGGTTTGGTGTCAACAATGTATTATTGACAAGTTTAACAATCTCATCAACATTTCGACCTGTTACACTACGTGTGTCAAACTCAAGTCGGCATTTCCGCCTATCTCTTGGACTAAAGATTTTAAGTCCTAATTCGCTCGTTATCGCGTCAAAATAGAACGGCAAGTCATTTGTAACGTAATCTTCTGTAAGTTGCGCTACGGACTGATTAGGGCTGTTTACGCCCAATTTATAACTAGGTATACGCAAGGCTTTAGCGATTTGAGCTGTTGAAAAATTGTTACTTGTAATCAATTGCAAGACATTAGTATCAATTTCGAGTGGCTCGTAGGACATTGTCTTATCGAATACTAGTGGACTGCCACCTTTCGCTCCTTCTCGCATTTTCTCGAATTCTTCACGAGCCTTTTTGCGAGCTTCACCACTCAACATAGCGCCTTCCATTTTTAAAATACCGCTTGAAAAACCGTCTTTAAAGAATTTTAAAAGCGTACTTGTTCCGCTGTTTTGCAAACTAATTTCATCACCCAAAGACAGCAACGGAGAACGCCCTAAGATTGTGTCATGGCTAAAGAATTTCCAATGAATGACATCATCAGCTCCGCAAGTAACCTCTTTACCTGTCAAACTGTCAACGAAAGTATAGATAAGTTCATGGCTATCTAATTCTTCTACACGAGTTTCAGATGGTTTATAAAACTGAAATTGCAACGCTTTGCCAGTCCGTGGGTCTCTCAAAATACGAGAATAAGCATTACCTGTCAAAATAGTATTGACTGCCATTGCAAATTTCCACGTTCGAGCCGAAGCATTGCCAGTCGATTTTACATTCAACAAATAATTGATATCTTCATCTTGGATGATGTCACCGTTAACATTTTTCTTAATCAAAGGGAACCTAGCAATATCACCAGCAATAATTGAAGTCGCTGTCAGCACATCGCTGTTTCTAAGAGCTGAAATACCAACATACTTTGCGCTATCGTTGCCAGATACTACTGAAGCGACATAATCGTCATAAGAGAGCTTGGAATCTCCTAACGACTGAAAAAAGCTCATTGTCTCACCTCCTTTCTAGCGCATGGTTTTGTCAATATATAAACCTAAAAATGTACACATCAAACCCAAACACATAAAGCCAGCTGTTAAATCCAATCTAAAAAATGAATAATCAATCAAGCCAAAGCCCGTTAGTAGTAGTAATGTATGAATGTTATTTTTAAAAAAATTCAAAACAGACCTCCACTTTCAAAGATTTTTTCGTCAGTCCAATAGCCAGCACCGTCAAATGCTTCGAGATAACAAGCCGCATATGCGTCTAGTAAAGCATCGAGCGGGTCAATTTTATTGCTGTTCTTATTCTTATCAATACGCATACCGTTGTTATCAACTCGTGTATAAGCATTATTAACAGCCATTGTAAGTAACTTATTCCCCGAATGTTTAATTTTCCCAGTTTTGACGTCATCTCTAAACTGTTTCGTTGGCATATTCAGAACCATTGTTGTCTGTGGAATTTGGACTTGCGTCCATTCTGGGTGTCGTTTCTCAATCATAGTTAATAAAGCTCCATATTGATAAGGGTCGAAGTAAATTCCTTGGACTTCCCAATCGTTTTCGATAACCATTTCTTCGAGTTTTTCCATAACTCGTTCATTATCAATGACACCAGATTCGAGTGTGGTAATTTCACATTCGCCCATGCGCTCTAAATTCGTATAAGAAACGCCGTCTCGTTTTTCTTTCGCTATTAGACCGTACTTAGTAGCAATAAACGAGAAACTGTCAGCATACCAATAATCATCCATCATCGTCATTGTGCTGATTGAAAATAAGTCGCTTGAATGTCCAACGTCGACGCCTATCCAGACGCGTCTGCCAGTCGTGTCAGGCTTATCAATAAGCGCATCTTCCCACGTTTGTTTATCCATATACGAAGCTTCGCTTGATTGTCGCCACATATTAAAGTTTTTGACTAAAACTTTGTTAATTTCACCCGTTTCAAGCGAAGTTTTACGCCTTTTTCGCAAATAATCCATGATTTTTTCATACAACGCTGGCACTTCCAAAATAGGATTTGACTTAATCCAATTGCTTTCGTCAGCAATTTCTTTCTCGTCATCTTGTTCTGCGATGAAAGCAAAATACGAATCATCAACTGTTTTCTTACCTAAAATCTTAGTAGCGTACTTATATTCAATGGTGTACATTGGTACATTTAAATCTAGACCAGCTGTCGAAATAATTAAAATCAATGGATTATCAAGCTGACCTTGACCAGATTCCAAAAGTTCAATCATTTCATTTGTTTTGCTTGCAGCGTATTCATCTAGCACGCCAACATATGGTTCAAAACCATCGACTGCACCAGTATCACGACTTAGCGCTCTAATATAAGATTCATCACGTTTATTGGTTAATTCATCACGGACAATCTTAGTCGCTTTATAGATGTCTTTATTTGCCGCTCTTAGCGCCTCTAACTGTTTCTTTGCCATTGTCCATGCAATTCTAGCCTGCGTACGGTCGTTAGCCGTACAGAAGAGTTGACGGCTTAATGCAGGGTTCTTACCAAACAAGAATTCATAAAGCAAGATACCAGCAATTAAAATCGTCTTCCCGTTTTTACGAGCAACCGAAACCATAGCTTTGCGGAAACGTCTGACCGAATGGTCTTTTTTCTTTCGCCAGCCATATAAGCTGGAGATGATGAATTTTTGAAACCTTGCTAATGGGTAAGTTTTGCCCGTTTTTACATCCGGCAAAATTTCCAAAAAATCTATAGTATTTTGGGCTTTTTCAGGAAAGTAATCAAATTCAAAATTAGGATTGCTAATATTTTTCAAATCGTCTAAGTGTCTTTGGCAAGCCTTGATAACTTTCTGACAAGCTTTAACATTGCCGTCGACCACATCAAGAGCATAATAAAAAGCAGTATCTTTATACTGCTCATTAATTTCCAAATAATCGTAAGCTATTTTTGATTACCTCCTTTCATTTATCCTCCAAACTTATCAAACATGGTGTCTTTCTTTTCTTCTGTTTTCGGCATGTACATTTTCATGCGGCTATCAACCGTTAAACCTAGTTGAGCCGCGCATGATTTGATGTTGTTAGTTGCTTTTTCAAGCGTGACAACTAACGGATTTTGAATCCACATACCTTTGTTATCGTCGTACACTGAAACACCAATTTCACTAACCTTTTCGCTAGCTTCAATGTAAATGCCATACCAAGTGCAGTAGTTTTCTAAAATCGCTCTGTCTAGATCACGAATAGGCAAACTTTGCAATTCGCTAACTACTCGCTTGTATTCTTTCTTAGCAATCTTTCCTAGATGTGCAGGCGGTGTAAGCCTTAATTCAGCTAAACCGTCGCCTGCTTTTTTCTGAACATCTTCACGAGCAGCTTTCTCAGCTTTCGTTAAATGCTTTTTATTAGTTTCAACTACTTTCAGCTTTCGCCCCAAGCTTTACACCTCCTTTCAAAAACTTTAAAAAGGGAAAATTGCGCACGGAAGAGGGCAGCGTTGTTATATCCGAACGATACTTAGCCCCGATAAAAAAACAAGGGGTATTTCCGAATTTTTATCTCGCCCTGCGCCTACTATAGGTAGAATGGTTCGCTTTTTTCAAGCTATTTTTTACCATAATTCTCACGATTAGCCTTAGCATCGTTGCATGCTTTACAACTCGCTTGAAGATTGTCAAGATCCAATCTTCGATTCCAATCCTTTTTAATTGGAATTATGTGGTCGACCATCGTTGCTTCCCCTCCACACATTTGACAGACATAATCATCACGAAGTAATACTAACTTACTTGTACTTCTCCACGCAGAACTATTGTAAAACCTTGTCAGCTTCTTATCATAGTTCCATCTAGTTTTGTTATAGTTCTTGTACTCTTCGCTTCGACTATCAAAGTCTACTTGCTTTCGCTTCCCACCAACAACAGTAAGCTTCTGTGGTTTCATATCGCTCAGTTCATCTCCCTTAATTCTCTACTCTATCATTATAGCATTCTAAATATATAGCACGCTATTAATCAATAGTTATTACTAGTTAGTGGTATTAATTGCTAGCTAACAATATAAAAAAATGAGGACGAGCACTTGCTCATTCCTCATTTAAAAACTTCTCAGCTTTCCTAAGCCAAACATAATATGTTGGAACGCTAATGTCATCAAACTTTCTACAAATCGTATCAATATCTAACTGCTCAATATACACCATTTGAAGAAGCGCCCTTGATGTCCCGTCTGGAATCTCAGCTATCTTTCGTTGGAATTCCCGTTTCTCTTTGATGGCTTTAGCCAGATACTCCTCAATCTCGTCTTGGGCAGAAATCAATTCGACCAACAAGTCATCTCTGCTTTTTCGACTCCCGTTCTGAACTCTGTCGGCTTGTGGCAGACTAGCATTTACTTTAAGTGCTTGGCTTCTTAACTTCTCAAGTTGATTCATTTGTGAATTAATATACTTGTCCAACGCTTTGATCTTTTGTAATCTAACACATGTTTTCATTTTGATTTTCCTTTACACATACTTCCAAATAAAACCATAAGCCGTTTTAGCCCTTCCATGCGCACACGCGCAAATGTTTTGATAATAGATTCCTAAACTTCTACCAGCACTGTGAACTGACTGGTGTAGTTTCACAAATTCGCCATTTTTTGTGAACTGTGCAACAGGCTTGCTGGTTCTTTGATTGCGTGTCCCATAATTGATATTCTCTTTGCGTGTGCACCACTCAAGATTGCGAACTGCATTATTTGTTTTATCTTCATCTTTGTGATTAACCTCGTTCTTCCCTTCAACAGGTTCAATGAATGTTTCACAAACAAGACGATGAATACAACGCGATTTCTGCTTGCTTTTGCCATCATATAAAGCGACCATAAGATAACCGTTTGTGTTTGGTCTACCTTTCAAAATCCGTTCGTTTATAATTTGCTTGCGCCCATCATTGCGCATAACCACTCTCTCAAGACTCTTTACTCTGCCTTTATCCGACACTTCATATCGCCCCTCAAAGCCTTTGATTGATTTCCAAATCTCTTGCATATTTTCAACCTTTCTACTATAATATAACTAAATTCACTTTCAGAAAGACCACTGCATCCAGCAGTGGCTTTTTGTGTTTCAAGCCTAGCGATAAACCCGTCACACGTTTAAAGAAAATGTATTAAGGTACCTCTTTTCTATTTTTTGAATTTCGCTATGTTTGCTAGCAAGTAAACCAGATAAAAACTTGCCTGCAGTACTAATTTTTGTGATGATTAAAGTTGTAAGAAGGAGTGCTTTAATCACCTCTATTTCCGTTTTATTATTTCTGGTTTAACGACTGCAAATGGATTCGAACCACCTGCAGCCCTTTTGCGAAAATACTGTTCCCAAGAGTATCCGCGAATCTTCTGGAAAATACTTCGAGAGAAGTTAGAGAGAAACTCGAAGTCAATGAGCCATTTCCATGAATCTAAAATAATTTAAAGTCCTCAGAGTGCCGACTAGGTAGCACTCGTCTTAGGCCTGCTTTCTTTTTTTATTTTTTTAATCCCTAGCCTCATACCCACGCAAGGACTCGAACCTTGCTAGTACCGTTGTGGGTCATCGATTGTTTGTAAAATATCCTAGTAATGCTCCAAATGCCACACTAACTATACAGATTATTATGATTGCATACTTCATTTACTCCCCTTTCCTAATCACAACTTCATCAACATTTTCATCTTCAAGAAAATGTACTATTATATCTCTCATAACATTAGGATCAGCAATCAGATAATTATGGTCTCCTTTAGTTATTTTGTAAACTGTAACTTTATTCATTTCATTCTCACCTCAATCTCAAACTCTTTATCTTGAAACTTTGTAGGAATTAATACACCTTTCAAAGCACCATCTCTAAAATAGATTTCCATCATACTTTCAAGAACCGCTTTACCAATTTCTAGCTGTGGTTCTAATAATTGTTCTTGTAATGTTTCCATTTCATTCTCCTAATAATTCTGGATTTTCATAAATGTTCCCAATAACTTCAAGAGAAATTAGGCTGATGTCCTCAGCTATTTCCCCAAAAGTAAAGACGACATTAGCCTTAGCATCCTTAACACCGAATCCCGCAAAGTTCTTATCATAAGCTACTTCTTCCGTGTAAGTGTTCCGGCCAACCTCATATTTTACGACATCACCCTCAAAGATTTCCTCGCCGTTTTTATCTTCAAGCCCAGTTGATTGCATGAGGATAAAATCGCTTGCTGGCACTTCATCAAAAGCAATTTCGTCATAACTTAGCAATAAAGTATCGTCTTTGAAAGGATAGACATCGTAATACATCACTTTGCCTTCTTCTGTCCATGCTCTAAATTTTGGTGTCATTTAATTGTCTCCTCTATTCTTAAGAAATACATCGATAATGTGATAAATCAACCCGCACGCCACTAATCTCGGTCGCTTTTTTTCATCGTACACTACAAACATTGGGAATCCCAGCAGGATCCAAGTCACAAATATCATTCATCCACCTCTCTGTACGTTTCCTCGAAAATGTCTTTTCGGCACACGTAGCATTCGCCAGTTTGATTTTTAATAAGATAATCAAAATCATTAAAGCCCATATAGCCTTCGAAAGTTTTAATCGTATGAAAAAGTCCTATCTCACCGAACAAAATATTTTGGTTATTAGCAAACTCTCTAACCTCATCGTAATTGTACGGTTTTACCTGAATCGCTTCGACAGGTGTTGTTTTGATGTACTTTTTAATCATTCTTCATCCTCTCTATAATTCAACCACGGCTCAATAGAACTGTGCTTCCCGCATTTTGAGCATTCAAGATGATATTTACTGCTAAAGATAAATATCCCCTTCGTCTCTTTCTTTACATAATCGTGTCTGCGAAAGAATTGTTTCAAATTCTGTCTAAGTTCTTTCTTTTGTTCATTGAACTTATAAGCAAGCATTTTAAGAGTATCGAACATTATTGCACCTCATCACTCTTCATTTAGTTCAGCTAGTTTGTTCCACATACCGCCAGCAAGATGACTAACTTCTTTAATTTCGCTAATTTGCTTTGGCTTTTCTTTATATTCCCACCATTCGTTACCGTCGTATTCGTGACGTTCAATCCACCAATTGTCGCCAACAACAACCAAATCCTCTGCTACTTCCGGAGCACCAAAACCTGAATCATAGTCAGATTTCTTGGCGACTTTTTCAAAATTTTCTTTTGTAATTCCAAAATTTGAGCCTTGAACATATTTGACATCTTTAAATGTTTTTCCGTAAGTCGCTAACTCTCTTAATGTTTCTTCCCATAAATTAGTCATTTTCCACCTTTTTCGCAAATTTCCAAGCCCATTCAAAATCCTTTTTGATTTCTAATTCAGTTAGTTTACACTTTCCAAAAGTTTCCCAACAATCTCCACCAGAGAATGTAGCAACAAAGAGTTTTCCATCACAGTCCTTACAAAGCACCAAACGAATAAAACCATTTGGATTCGGTATTTCAACCGTATACAGCTTCTCTTTCTTGACTTCATAACCAAATTGGTGCATGTTAGCAAGTGTCTGAATTGGTTTATTATCGTCATTACAAAACCATTTATATAAATCATCGTTTAATCGCTCTTCACTGAACTGTATACAAAAGTCATACACACTATCTTCAAAGTCATCTTTATGTTCTTCATACCAATCCGCCACATATTGCGGAACCACAGGTTTTTCTGGAGCATTAAGGAAGCAAGAATTACATAGAGCGTTGCCTTTTGCTTCTTCGAAGCCCGCTTCATAAGCCTCGTTAAGAGTTATAGCAGTAAAGAACTTTGGCGGTTTCATATTTTTTATCGTTTGTTGAAATTCTTGTTTATTCATCTTCCACCTCTGTAACTTCATATTCATCTAAATTGTTAAAGCCATATTCCGCTAGTTCATCTCTAGTAAAGATCGTCTTCACTGGGCCATTTCCCTGGAAAATACCAAGAGAGAATCCGTTCGACTTAAGTGCCACTTTGTACTCCGCGACTTTATAACCATACAACCTCATCTTAACAAGCGTTTCGATTGGTTTGTTTGCAGAAGACTTAAACCACCAGTACAATTCGTCGCTTAGTTGGCTTTCGTCTTCATAAAATTGTGCGCAAAGTTCATACACCCCACCTTCAAGATCATCTTTGATAGACTCGTAGAAGTCTGCTACGTATCTTGGAACTGCAGGTCTTTTTGGTTCGTCTAGTTGCTCGGCAAGATAAATAGCGTAATTAATGGCAAGATCATAGAACTTATTAAAGTCGGTGGCATCAATTTCTGATGGTGCTGTTAATTGTTTTTTCAGTTTGTCAATTAATTCTTGTTTATTCATATATTCCCTCCGTTTCCTGTAAGTATTCGGCTTCTGTTATATACCCTTGTGATTCTAATAGCTTTATCTTGTACTCAAACAAGTTGTTAAACACTTCGCTACCAGAGCTCGTCTTTCTTGTTACACTCTTCCCGCAGCGCGTGCAAATTCGTGTTTTGTATGTGTTGATCATATAAGTCGATATCGAATCTTGCGGCGTAGTATACCACAAATATGTCTTATACCTATGATCACAGAACAATTGTTTTAATATGCTCATATTCACCTCACAACCCTAATTCATTAACTTTCATCTCATTAGCTCCTTCATTCGATGACAGACTGCCTTATCAGGCAGAACTGCTCTAGATAATAATCTGTTAGCGTCATTTGCTGAAATGTGCAGCATCTTACCAATTTCAATATAGCTCTTTAAATGTTTCTTATGCGTCCAGTCAGTGAATGCCTCTAAAACTTCTAAAGGTGTTTCAACCTCGTGTTCTGAGAATGTCACTGCGTACATCACACGACGTCTATTTACTGTTTTCCCCATATTTACACCTCAACTAAAACTCTCTTTGTTCGTTTCTGTATTGACGGATAGCGTAAGCGTTTGATAATCTTTTCTTCGACTCCTAATTCGTCTGCAATTTCTTTAGTCGTTCCAATTGTGATGAATTCATCATCATTGTATAGCGCATACTCTTTCATTCAATTTCCTCGATTTCAATTTCAATTCGTGGATTTGGACTATATAGCTTTTTGGCTCTTAAATCACACACAATATTGTCATCAGACCAGACGATTTCAGATTTTGAAATGCTGTCAAACAATGATTTGATTAGATTATCCAAATCTGGCTTTTTAACGTGCCATAACAGCCGTGAAATGTATTTTGAATATAATTGTTTAGCTTTATCTTTCGCACGATCTGACGGCTTCTTAGAGACATTCTGGGGCGCTCTCATATAAAATGTAACTTCTACACGAACAGCACCGTCAAAATAATGTCCATCGTAATTTTCTTTGATGTAATCTGTGACCTGCTTCCGCCACTTCATCATTTTTGAATCTTCATACACCGCTGCATGCCGTCCTCTGATTGTTGCTCGTGGTCTTGATTGTGGTTTTGGTTCAAACGGTATTAGAAACATCATTCCAAAACTCCTTTAAACTCAAACACATTAAAGAAGTTTCGCTTATTTTCTTCGATAAATTCAAATAGTGCTTGAATTTCAGCGAGTTCTTTTTTCAAATCTTTAGCTTGACTTGATGTCTCAAGTTCTAAATCAAATTTTGGAATAGCTCGTAAGTTTAATTTATAAATTGGCTCAAATAAATCACCGTTTTCATCTAATGTTGCTTGATTTTCCTTAGTTTCAAAAGAAGCTGTGATTTCCCAATTGGGATTTCCGAGAATTGAAATCGCTCGTACAACTTCATTAATTTCAACTAGATAGTCTGTTTTTGGTACTAAAATTTTGCTCATTTTTATATCCTCAAAAAACAAAAGCGGGCACATTCAAAAGTGTGAGTATAAGGCTTGCGCCCGCTGAAATTCTTTACATGTCGTCCTGTTAACCGACACGTACTTTCTAGTTCGCTTTTTTCGTGGTTCACGACACGTATTTATCAATTATGTTCAAAACTCTGTTTTCGGAAATAAAGTTTTCATTGCCAATGCGAATAACTTTGTATTCTTTTTCTGCTTTAATTTCATGAAAAAGAATCTCTCTAAGGCTTCTAGCTGGGCAGTCTGAATATCCTAACAAATAAGCTGTATTTACCCCAAAAAAATCAGCAAACATTTTAGCTTTGTCAGATTTTATATCTGTTTCTCCGTTTTCCCAACGTGAGATTGTTTTTTCATTGACATTTAACAATTTAGCTAATTCTTTTTGAGTTAGCTTTTTTTCTTTTCTTAATTCTTTTAATCTGTTCATATCAATAAACCTCAACTCGTTTTGTGAGTTTTTTCTCTCTGCAGTACTCGCAATGCCCGCACGGTTTTGCTTGCGCTCTGCCGCGCTTAACATCGTCCAAGCGCTTAATAATCTTAGCCAGCTCGTTCAATTCGTCTTGAATAGCGTCAATATTTTGAATACGAATAGCTCGTGTGTCGCTCGGACTTTCTTTCGTAACCGCGTAAATGATTGGCTCAAACGGTTTATTATATTTCGCTTCAAGCATTGTTTTATAAACTGCCATTTGTAAAATATAACCATAAGCTTCGAACCAGCGAGCCTTATAATTGTTACCATCTTTATCTTTTACCCAGACCTCATCATCGATTGGGCCTTTTGTGGTTTTAATGTCGACAAAGTAGCCGTGTTCAACGTTCAAACAGTCAATCTTACCTTTAAACTCAACACCTGCAATCTCGCCCGTTACTGCAGCTTCTTTCTCACCTTGATAAAGTGCCATGAAGTTCTTATCTGTTGCAAGTGCACTAATCATATTCTCTGCTGTTTCGAATGGTGCATATAAGCTACCATTCTTTTTAAAAATCGACTCTTTATTCTGCTCAATAAACGTTTCGTGCGCTTCTTTACTTTCAAATGCACTGTGAACATAATTTCCAACAAGCAAAACTGTCTTATCTCGCTTATCCTGCCATTCGTCGTTAAGCTCTGCTAATGCTCTAGCTTCGCATTCTTTAAATCGTTTAACTTGCGAAACAGACCAGTAAACTTTTGCTGATTCAAGACTGTAATAATCTTTGCCAAGTAAGTCTTTAGTCATCTGTCAAATCTCCGAGCTGGTCAAATAATGCTGTTTGCTCCTCTTGGATTTCACCTGTTTCTGGGTCAGCAGCTGGCAATTCTTCTTGCGGCGTTTCACCAATCAAATCTGACAAGCTTTCTTCTTGTGGTGTTACATCAATTGGCGCTGCTTTCTCGTCTTCGCTTTCGTTATCAGCTACAATAGCTTGCTGCATGTCAACCGATTTTGGCCCGTACGTTCCAATAATACTTTTTAGCAAGGTCTTTTTAGCCATTGCGTCAAAATCTGTTTTCCACGGCCCGTTATTAAAACTTTTAGAAAATCGTTTGCCGTGATTGTAAACTTCCTCTCTTGTCCAGTATGTGATTTTACGGAAGCCGTTGAGTAATTCAAAGCATGCAAAGTAGCCAATAACTTCGTCCTGTGGTTGACTAAAATCAAGTTCCAGTGTTTCAAACAGCGGGTCATACGATTTGAATTGAGCTTTGTAAACAACACCTGCATTAATGCTCTTATATTGTCCGCTTCGTTGAGCTAACTCGATTAATCCTTTATAGCCTAGCTGAAACTGCGCTTGTCCTTTAAATGGTACAATGTACGCACTTCCCAGACTTGGTTCGATTGGTAAATTCAAAGTCGCTGCTTTCATTGCTGCGGTTAAAATCGAGTTGTTATCTGCCTTGCTTAACAATTTGTTGTTATTTACTACAGATAGCAGGCTCGCGATAAACTGGTCACTTTTGCCACTCACTACCTCACTAAATTTATTTTTTACCGCTGGACTGTTAAAGAAGTCCTTGTGTGATACTTGCATTTGATTTGCCATTATTTTCGTCTTCCTTTCGTTTTCTTCAAATTCCATATTTCACGCTTCAAGCGTTTGTTTTCTTGCTGCAAGCTCACAATCTTGTCTTGATATTGATTGATAATTTCACCATATTCAATCGCAAGATTTAGATAGTCGCTCGTTCTGTCGTAATATGACTGCTCAAAATCATCTTCTAAAATTATCATGCTGACCTCAATCTAAAATGTACTGTCTGACATCTACTCGATAATCAAGCGGAAAGTTAAAGATAATGGTTAAACACTTATCTGTTAACCCTTGTATTTCTTCGATGAGGTCTTCGTCAGAATAGTGTCTGTATGTTTTATATGTTTTAGCTAATGTCATGCTTTCATCGTTAACGAGTTCATTAATCGTTTCAAGCAACGCTTCTCTTAAATCGCCTTGATAGAGAAGCGGTTCATCATCAAGCCTAATTTCAATCATGCTTCTCTCCTCATTTTTCAATTAGTTCTCTTAGCTTGTTAAAATAGCTTTCGTATTCTTCAAGTTCTGCGTAACAGCGACGCACTTCATCACGCAAACGCTCATTATCTTTAATTAGTTCTTGTACATCCATGTTTCACCTCAAAATACAATCATTTTCATTTGAGACATCTTGCTGTCTCGTGCTAGCTTGTTGATCAATTCTTCTTCGCTAAGCTCTAACAACATAGCTCTTACTTCGTCTGAATAGCTGTAATAGCTTTGCTCGAATTGCTGGATAAGGAGCTCGTTCATCGTTTGCTTTCAGCTCCTTCCGAAAATTTAAAAATACGGTCTTTATCTCCTCGCATACCTTTCGTCAAACGATCAACGAATGCGTTGTCGTAAATTTTCAAAAGTTCTGCTCGTGAGAAATTCGTGTTAATTACCGTTTTAGTCCGACTATCTAAAATATTGAACAGGAAGCGATATGTCCATTCATTGACTGGTTTGATGTAATTGCCCGTACACGTTTCTTTTCCTAAGTCATCTAAAATTAGATAGTCACATTCTGTTAGTAGTTTTGTAGCAAACTCTTCTGTGAAGCGCCCGCCACCATTAAAACTAGCTTGCACACGCTGAATCAATCTTGCAACCGGCATGAATATGACGCTTTTTGGCTCATTGTAAATCTTAAATGTATCATTCAACGATTTGGCAATTGCAATTGATAGATGACTCTTCCCAACACCTGGGCGCCCTTGTAAGAACGTATTACCTTCGCCACCTTTTCCGTAATAACGAACCGCCCTTTGAGCGAATGCATGCGCTTTTTGGTCTTCAAAGTTATGCTCTTCAAAATTTTTCATTGTCGCATTTTTTAAATCATTTGGAATGATGCTCACGGACTCAAACATATTCCATGTTTTTGCCAACATTCCGTTAACTGTTTGCTGTTCGGCGCTGGACTGTTTCAATCGTTCTAGTTCGTCTTTCTGGCAATCAAGACACATAGCAACGCTATTGTATTCGCCATCTCGTGTCATACGTCTATAATATGGCTTATTGTGAATCGTACAGACATCTCCAGTATCTAGCAAAATCTTATTTGCTATCATGTATTCAATAGACATTAATTCCATATATTACCTCTAAAATCCAAAGGCTGGATCAACGATGCTGTGTAGATCTTCGTTCCCTTGAGGAAGATGTTTTGATTCTTGGAATTTCTTATCTTCTTCATCAGCTTGTGTCAGCGTTGTAACGCCGTTTTGTTTCCAATTCCTTAGAATAGAGTTTACATAGCCAAAAGAACGCTTAGCATTGTTAGAAGCTTTATCAATGGCACGCTTTAATAACTCTGGTTCAAAGCTATCTAGTTTGAGATAGTCGGCTAGTTGTTCCGCTTGATTAGGTGATAGAATGCCAATTTCTTGTTGATAGTAAGAATAAATTTCAGAAAAATCAGCAGCAGCATTCTTATTCTGATTCTTATTCTTACTCTTACTATTCTTTATATCTATCTCTATATCTATATCTGTTGGAAGGTGGTTGGAAAGTGGTTGGAATTTTTCCAACTTTTTGTTTTGCTGACGTTTATATCTGTTCCAATTTGTTTCTTGATCCAGCAGCATCGGAACTTGTTCAAGGAAGATTTCGTTTTCTTCTCCGATTTGCAACAATCCTTTACTTTGAAAATATGCGATTGTTACTTGAACATCTTCGACATTTTCGTCCAAAGCCATAGCTATTTCTTCCGCCAAACTATCGAGTACACCTTCAAAATAGATGAAACCTTGATTTTCCAGCGATTGTAACATCATTTTTTGGTAAATAAGCACATAAGTATCACCGCCGCTCATGCGTCTAAGTTGCTTAATCGCTAGATTTTTAAAAAAATTATTATCAAGACGCAGCCAAAAATAAATTTTTGTTTTACTTTTTGCCATTTAATCATCATCATCCTTTCATCGCGTCTAATGCTTTAATAGCGTCGTCATAATGCTTAGCTTTCACTTCCCAACTTTCGAACACAAAAGTCGGTTGCATTAATGGTTTTTCTTCTTTTTTAGTTCGCTTACCGATAAACGGCAATGTTAGCACGTATATAATCATCGCTAAACTAAAGCAGATAATAAATAAGTCCATGTTTACAACTCCTTGATCTCTAACTTTCCAATTCTTGGAAGATTGCGCTCTTTTAAGAATTCAATATACAATTCAGCCTCTCGTTTGCGTCTAAAAAATGCGTAAAGTTTTTTGGTTTGCCCTTCGCCGTAATTAGCCCAAACTTCATAGTCGAAATAGTTGTATGCGAGTCCTTCTGGTGTTAAATCCATGAAATCAGCGAGTTTTTTTAAGTTGTTTGCGTTTGGGTAATTCATCATATGCTCCCAGTTGTAAACCACGGATTTTGAGACTCCAAACAATTTGCCGAATTGTTCTTGTGTCATGCCTTGATTTGCTCGAATCTTCTTAATCCTTTGATTAAAATACATATTTCCTCTTTTCTAAGCCTTGTCCAGAAGCTTTTTAAATTTGATTTTCAAGCCATTTTTTAATAGCTCGCTTAGACCATCGTTTGGCTGGCAGTTCTTTTGGAAAACCATCATAATTACGGTAAATCTGGAATGTGTCATATGAAATACCTAAAAATTTATAAGTTGTTTTCATATCCATCAATTCTGGAAAACCGTCATCCCGTTCGATTTCCAAAAGCTTGTTTAATGTTTCCTTGATTATGCCTTTCAGCCAATCAGAAAATTGTTGCATTACACTATCCATAATTGCTCCTTTTTTTGGTATAATGTAAGTATGTTTCTGTGTAAGTCGCTGATTATTCAGCGGCTTTTTTGGTATAATCATCTCGAAAGGAGGTGATTATCGTGAAATTAAATTATGATTGCATTAGAGATGTTTTGCTAACAATCGAAGAAATCCCAAATCGTAAAGATGAGCTAATTCTTGCGAATTTC